CCGGGCTGCAAAGCCCGGCACGGCGACTAGCCGTGAGACTTATGTCTAGGTCCATGGATCCGGGTCAAGGTGGACTTGGAACATGGGCAAAGAGTAATCTCACACTCCACAGTGGTAGGTGCGTGGTAGGGGTTACCACGTGATCTCAACCTATGGTTGAACTTTAAGGGTCAAACCTTAGAACCCCACCATATAAAATAATGGGGTCGAGAAAGCCCGTTGGTGATTGGAGACCCTGGGGATAGGGGAAATCCGGTGACGGAAGCTCTAGGAGAAACCTAAAATAAGCTACAACCTGTCAGGCTCTGTGGCCTCTGTTAAGGGTACTTAGTACCTAAGTTATATTCGAACAAGTTGGCTTTTGTCAATAATGCGAGCTGAACGTCACAGTAAGCAGAATATAATTATCGAAGCAGTAGGGATTGACTCCTCTATTGTGGTCTGGTCGGTACCCTTTGAGGTTATCGTTAGAGCTCTTTCCGATAGGAGATAACTAATAAGAAAAACAATTATCCTATTGGTTACACCTAGGGAAGAAACTCAAACACTACGGGCACTCGGGTAATCGGGAGGGTAGTGGTAACACTGCCTGAAATTTTATTCGGCCTTTGCCAGGGTCTCAGTGGCCTGCTCCCATCACATATGATCCAATGTGTGGAGGAAGAGAAGCCTGTGGCGATACCTAAGAAAGATCCTTTTTAACCATGGTAGTATACTACCACCATAATTATTATTATGATCCTCCTTACCATTACCAACCAAACTTCACTCCAACCATTTCCAAAGGTTCTTAACCTTAAGGTCAGAAGCTTTAGTGATGATATCATATATAAAGTGGGAGAAGAGCAGTTTTCCAAAACTGCGGTACTCGCTATAGCTCCTGAGGAACGAACACAAGCACAGTGGCTTGTCCTCGTGGATTGGACGCAAGTCCGATCACGACCTTATGTCATAATCGATCCTTTCGACCCATCCGGTCTTCTCTATCTGAACTATTCCGAGTACCTAGTCCATACTAGGACTCTCTCATCGGCAGCCATAACTATCACTGTCATCTATCGTCCCGGGGTAGTAAAACCTATCCCTCTTCCAAAAGTCCCCCCTCATCCAACAATTGAATATTGGATGTCAGGTGATAGAACTTCTGGGATCCCAACTGCGAGATTACCTTTCGCTCACTTTTCTAACCTTAACAAATGGTTATCAAGGAACTTCCAGTGGTCTCGCGATGGTGCGGTCAAAGTCAATGACAGAAATGTCAGGGGCTTCCTAACACTTTGGTCTCGTGAGGCGAGGCATTTGTTGGGAATGAGATCCTCCGTGAAGCAAGAAGTGAATTTAAATCCACTAATTACCTCTTTGGAAAGAACTCTGTCCAATTCCTCCGTCGACTACTCCATAGCTCGGATGAAGATTTCACTCTTCGTTATTCTGAGCTATGTAGCCGGGACTAAACTCACGACAACCGAGCCTTTAGGACACCGAGTTCGTTTATGTAACGGGCTCCCTAAAGCTTTGGGAAAAGCTGCACGAAGTGCCATACGACGTGGGTCTCCTGAAACGATTCGTTATTGGACCTCTCTCCTTGTATCGTACAAGGCGATGTCTGGTAGTGGTGACTTAGTCCCCGATTTAAGTACCGTGAGTGCCCCATCTGGGGCAGATTTAAACATAGGAGACTTTGCAGAATTCTGCAAGTCTACCACGGGCTTTTGGGCCCGATGGTATGAGGCCCATCGGTTGAACTATACCGATGGTCGTTTTCCCCTCTTTAAATATACCTCATCTTATGGAAAATCTATAATCACGGGGGGTGCCAACTCCTCAGTCTCAATCGCCGGCCTCTCGGCCGACGCTTTTGCCTGGTGGGCCGCACCCCGCAACTACCCTCTGGAGATATTCCAGTACTTTGGAGATAAACGAATGATCGCTTTAATGACACAAAGTGCCATTGAAGAAGCTACATCTTGGGGTATCAAAGATTTAATAGCCTTCATCAGGAGAGGTGGTTTCTTCCCTATTTGGA